GATAATGAAATTGTAGAAGATGAAATCATTGTTACATTATCTGCGGAGACTTATGGAAATTATTCTGAAAGTGTTGAATTATCGTTAAATATAATAGAAGATACACCGAAAATCATTCGTATTAATGTTCCTGATTTTTTATTAAACCCGACAAAAGACCCACGCAGTATTGACATAGATATTAGTGATGTTTCATTAAATAACAACCCGATTATTGAGTTGTATCAATATAAATCTCAAGATGAGGGTGACACACCAGATTATGATTTATGGAAAACATTTTATTTAAACATAGAAGATAAGGGTCCAACATATGAAAGAGATAATTATGAATTAGTAGAAGGTGAAAGTTCTGTTGTTCGAATAAATACGTATCGTACAAATGTAAATGATTTATTTACACCTGACCCTTCATTAGGATTAACTGAAAATAGGTATTATTATTTTAAAGTTCAAGTAAAATATGGAGAGTATGAAACAACAGCGGATACAAGTAGTTGTTTTGTTGATAAATTACTTCCAGAGACTTGTTTTAATATAAGATTTTTAGGAAGTGATTGGTCATTATATGACCGCGGTAGGTTAAATCCTGAATCACAACTTGGTTTAAATGAGATTATTTTTGATTTATCTAATACAGAATATTCAACTGGTTTTGAATATGATATTTCAAATTCTTACGAGTTGAAAGAGAAAAATGTTGATATTACATATAATTCGATTGAATATGATAAAGAAAACATATCTTCAAGAACTTCTGTTTTATTAAATTATATAGATGATATTTTTGTTAATATAAAAGCACGGAATAGATATTACAATATTAACACAGAAAATGAGACTGAATATACATTGAATACACCTATTGTTCCATATATTTCTGAACATTTCAGCGTAAATTTAGGTCAATATTATATCTCTTGGGTTGACCCTTTAATACAACATAATCCATCATTAGTTACAGATTTAGATTATTATACCTTATATCGTTATATTTCACCTGAATATCTTCATCCAGAAGATATTTCTTTATCAAAATTCAAGGTATTACAAACAAATATTCCTAATCGTAGAATAAATAAATATTTAGATTTAATTAGGTTTGGACGTAATTACGGTGAATATTATATTTATTATTATTTAACTGCGTCATATAATCCAACAAGTGAACCGACCTATCCAATTTTATATGCGTTAAATAATCCTTGTGTATGTCCCGGTCCAGTTATTGGAACAAGATTAAACACATCATATACACACCGTCAATATTCAACAAGAAGTATAAATATTAAACGTATTCGTAATTTCTTCAATATGCGATAAATATTTTTTTTATATGAATATATATTATAAATGATAAAAATATTTCCAACGACAAATACATCACAATCCGTTCGTGGATTATATAGATATTCAATGCTTCGTATTCGTGTGCCGACATTAAATCGCTTACAACAAGAGGTTCAAAAGACCGGTAAAGTATACGACGAGAGAACACGTATTTATTTAAATAATTTACGTCAATCTGTTTATAATCGTAAGTTCAATATATAAAAATTGAAATAAAGTTATGTATATATAATGTATTCATAACAACAATATAATTAATGAATAAAAACTCATTTATTAATTATATAAAGCGTAATCTTCCTGTAAGTCGTTTTACTGAACCTTCTAATCCTTATGTAGGATATATAAAAAAAGGTGTGACATATCCATTTCGAGATGATAAAAAACGATTAAAAGTTATACTGAAACGTATAATGCCGAATACAAACGCTACATATTTATGGATAAAATTTAATCGTTCTCGTGTATGTTGTTATCATATTACACCACAAAATATATATGAGATACCATTATGTTGTTCACATACTTTATGTGATAGTATAAATAGATATTCAGAATATCATAAAAATAATCGCTGGTTTGAAGGAACATTAATAAGAGTTCGTTCATATTCTAATACTTCTTCAGACAACATTATACATTTCGTTGTAGATGATGTTTATGTTTTAAACGGTGATGATACATCTTTTATAGATTGGAGAACTAAAAGGTCAATGATTAAAACCATCGTAAAAACACTGATAAAACCTCATCCAGAGTTTAGTTTTATGAAAAAGAGATATGTTCTTGAAGAACCCTCTTGGGTTCCTATTACAACAAAATACAGTCATATGAATTCATATGATAATAAAGTAATTGAGATTATAACAAATCATAAACAAATATATCGAGAAAAGGGTAAATTACAAAAAACAATATGGACGCGTGTTGAACCACTATGGTATGAAGACGGATATATTCTTATTGATAAGAATAATAAGAAACTATTAATACGTTCTTTAGAAATGAGTCGTAAAATGAATTCAATCTATAGACGTATACGTGAGAATAATGATTTAGATTTATTAGAAGAAAGCGACGATGAAGATGATTTTCAAAATTCTTCTAAAATGAAGTGGATACGTAAAGATATTGATATTAGAAATATTTATATATGTTGTGTTTGGAATACAAAATTTAATTCTTGGGAACCGAAAATACCATTTCAATATAAGAAAAAATAAATATTGTGTTATAACAAATAATATGACAAAATATGTATTATGTATTGGTATAGATTATAAAGGAACTCCATTTGAATTGAAGTCTTGTGTTCGTGATGCGGAGACAATGCGTCTTTGTTTTATTCATTTTTTTGATATTCCAGAAGAAAATATTATATGCTTAAGAGAAACCGATGAGGATGTTACAAAACATCCAACAAAAGAAAATATATTACAATGGATTAAGAAAATTACAAGTCAATGTTGTAAAAATGATGAATTTATACTTACATATTCCGGTCACGGATTTTATCTAAAAAATGAACGTTCAGAAGAGAAAGATAAACGCGACGAGGTATTATGTCCTTTAGATTGTTTCGATAAAGGTTATATAATAGATAATACTCTATTAGAATATTTAAAGAATACACGAGAAAATGGTGTAAAAATTTCTGTTATTACAGACGCGTGTCATAGTGGAACTATATGTGATTTACCATATGTCTATGATGGAATGACTACAACAGAAGAACAGATGTCAAATAATCAAAATCTTAAAAATTTAATATTAAGTATATGTTCTTGTAAAGATTCACAACAAAGTTTCGAAAATCGTATAGTTAACCGAGGTGTAATGACGCATTCATTGATAAAATTATTAGAAAATGAATTGAAAAAAGCACGTAATTATTTAAAAAATGAAAATAGTTATACAAAATATTATTCAATAAAAGATATTCATAATATGATAACAAAGGGTGTTTTTAAAAGAATGTTTCCTCAAGATTTAATGTTATCATTTAGTCATCCACGTGATGAGAATACACATATATTAAAATTAGTATATATAGAAGAAAAACAAAAACTTAATTTTTCATTTATATATTGATTTTTTAACACACTTTTTGTATTATTTTTTCATAATGATTACACATTTGGAAATTCTTTGTTTTGTAGTTTATAAAATTGATTTAAGTATTTCAAAATAAAATTGAAATCAAATAATAAAAAGTAATTGTAATACATACCAAGGTAAATATTAAAGAACTTAATTCTAAAATGAGTGAAATGAAGGTTAAGAAAAGACCTTCTAAAAAAATAAAGATTAAAAAGAAATTAAATGTCATATGTCCAGTATGTAAAAAAAGTAAAACAAAAAAAATATGCTTTTGTGATAATTTACCATTTTATAAAGAAAATATTGAAAGTATTATTAAGATACAAAAAATATGGAGGGATTATATAGTAAAATCTAATTCTACCTTATTAGAATTAGATTTGATAATTAAAAATAATAATTATATAAAAAAATGTAAAAGTAATAAGAGTAAGGATATTGATAGTTTATCTTATTTAATTACTCGTAAATTATCACAAAGTGATTGTATTAAAATTGGTAATGGGTTAGAAAAAATATTTCATGATATTGTTTCATATCATACAAAACTAAAAGATATTAAACCAAAAAATAAAAAGGGTAAAAAAGAAAAAGANCATTTATGGTGNGATGAAGNTAATAAAATAATTTATTATGCGGAGTTTAAAAGTAATATTAATTTAGATACAGAAAAATCAAAATCTACATATGAAAAATGCCTNAATATTGTAATAGAATTAAAAAAAAAATTTCCTGAATATGATATTAAGTGGTGTCTTGTAGGTTGTAGGTATATAAATAATATTAATATACCAAATAAATTAAAATATAAATATAATACTATAAAAAATAATTTATTTGGTGTTAATGACTATTTAAACCTACTTGGTATAAGTTTGCGTTTTACATATAATGGTTATTGTAATTTTCTAAATAAAGTTGCTAATGCTATGTTTGAATAATTTATATTTTATAATTCATAATAATAAGATGTTTCGTGTTAATTTCATTTCCAACGCGTCCTGAATGAAGTTTAAATCTATAATTTTTATCATATTCATCAACTATATATCCATCATATAGTTCTGATATAAATTTTGTTTTTCCAATAATCATTAAACATTTAATTTTAGTTTCCTTAAAACATTTTGCTAATTTTTTATGTTCTTCTTTTCCAAAACTACAATATCCATAATCAGTAAATTCACTATCATATGGTGGGTCAAGAAACATAAAATTATCTTTTGAGTTATAATTATCAAATATATATTTAAAATCTTTATTTAATACTTCTGTGTTTTTCAATAATTTTTCATATTCTTTATTTTTAATATCTTCAAAATTATAATTTTTATAACGTCCATATGGTATATTAAATTCACCTTTACTATTATAACGCAACATACCACGGAAGCATGTTTTACGAAGATAATAAAACCTCTGTGCATTTTCTAATTGATTACTTGGTTTATAAGACCTAACTTTATAATAAGTTTCTTTTTGATTAGGATGTTCTTTCATAAAATTATATATTTCATTACTATAACCATTTTTTATAGATTGATAAAAGTCAATAAGTTCTGTATGAACATCACTAATAACTGCTTTATGTGGATTAATATAAAAATATACTGCCCCTCCCCCAATAAATGGTTCTAAATATGTATCATATGTTTTTGGAATATAATTAATAAATTTTTTAATTTCATCTTTTTTACCTCCACTCCATTTTATAATTGGAGATAATGATAATTTCCTATCATTAATAGTACTTGTAATATCCTTTTTTTTTAAACCACTAACACCTTTAATTCCATTTTCTTTACAATATTTTTTAAGTTCGCTAACTTTCATTTCTTCAAATTTAGGTTCTGTATTCATATTATTTGGTGTTTGAATTATAATATTTTCATTTCCACCAATCAATTTTTTATTCAAAGTATTATCTATTTTCTCATTTACTATTTTTTCAACAACCTGTTCAATCTTACTCTTATTATTTTGACAAGGATTTTTACGTTCTAAATGTTTGTTAAAATGTGATTTTTGAGAAAATTCTTTCAAACAACGTTCACAAGTATAAACTGGCATATTATATATACTCTAAATATTTTTAACTAATTTAGTTAATTAATAGTTATAATTCAATTTTATATATTATATCTAAATTAAAAATTATTAAATATAAGTGAGTTTCATAAAACAAATTCGTCTTTCACCATTTCATATAAAAAAGAAATGGAAAAAGATAGACCATCTTAATTGTATCCATACTATTGATTTTACATTTTTGTTATTTTTATGCTTCAAATAGGTGTTTTAAATTTCCAAAGGTGTAAATTAAAATAAATTAAATACTTATGGTATTTCTCTCTAATAATTCATAAGTATAAACTATATTCTAAAAAATGAATAAACGATTTTTATAAGAAAGTAAATCAATATAAGTTAGAATATATAACTTATATTGATAAAAACAAGTATCAAATCATTATTTTAAGAAGTTGGAACTTGTTGTTGTGTTGTTTGTGATTGTTCAGTATTTGTAGTTTTTTGTGTAAAGAATTTAATACATTCATAAATCTTTGAACTTTCATCAATACTAAACGCACCACGACGCTGTGCAAGGTTTAGAAATCCCGCCATAACATTCAACGCGGCGTTATCACTTGTAATTTCAACATCGACCAGTCTAACTTGACCTTCAGTCGGTTGACTTTGTGTTACAGGGGTAGTTGTATTCATATATATAAATATTTAATAATATTTTTTTTAAGTTTTTTTAAACAAAGGTAGAATGATCTTCTAAAAACGTAATTCTTTTCTTAAGACGTGAGTGGTCTGCTTTTAAATCTTTATATTCTTTAATTAATTTATTCAATGTTGTAGTTAAATATTCTACTTGTTTTTCCATATCTTTAATATTTTGTTCTTTATTTAATGGTATGTCTTCTATTTGATATTTCATTTTATGGTCGAACATTGAATTAAATGTTTCTTTCATTTCTTTAACTTTATTATTCATTGTTGTTTGTATTTCTTTTTTGATATTATTTAATGGAATATTTGTAATATTATGAATTTCATCTATCTTTTCTCTCCAAGATTTCATTTCTGTATCGAACCGTCGTTCTAATTTTTCTTGTGTATGTTCTAATTCTTGATGTAATTCTTCACGTAAATGTTGAAATGAATGTTGTGATATAGTATTTTCTTTAGATGTTATATTTGTTGATTGTATTTGTTTATTATTAATAGAAGAATACTGCATTGATGATAATTCTGTTTTTAGTTGTTGATACATAAGTTCAAGTCGTTCTTGTTTCATTGTAAATTTCTGTTGGTCATCTTTAAATGTTTCTAAATAACTTACGAACGTTGTATCTAAATTACGATATAGCTCGCTTAACTTATTATATTGTGATTTTAATTTTGTATATTGCTCTGTATCTTTTAATTGTTGTTTCAAAGTTTCATATGAAGACTTTAATTCTTCTAACTGATTTTTATATTCAATAAGTTCATCTTTATTTATATCTTTTTCATCTGTTTTATCAAGTTGTTTTAATATAGGTTTAATCATTGTCTCTATACGTTTATCTATTTGTTTTGTTAATTCATATCGTTCAATTGTTTCATTCACTTTAGTTTGTATCCATTCTTTAAATTCTTTCTTTTGTTCAAATAGTTCTCTCCATAACATTCTTTTAAGTTCTTCTATATCAGTTCTTGAATCTTCACGAGTTGTTTCAACACTACCATCAGTAACAGGAACAGAAAATGATTTTGGTGCAACCTGCGTGTTTACATCAATAATATTTGGTTCTTGAAGAGAAAATGATTTTGGTGCAATCTGTGCTACTTGTATCCATTCTGTACCATCACTAAATTCTATACAAGAAATATCAGAATTATATCTTAATAATCCAGGAACTGGTACAGGTCTCTCTGAACTTATACCAACAGGCAAACGAATTGCACCTGTATCATTAATATCTAATACATATGAGGGTGTTGAAGTACCAATACCTGTATTACCATTATTTTGAACTCTGAATAATGTTTTTGTAATACCACCTGTATCATTCTTTAACCACAACGCGGCGTTACTTCCATTATTACCACTGACTTCTCCAATAATACCATAATTATTAGTAGAATATGATATAGCATAACCAGTATCTGTTACTTCGTAATCACTATTCTTAATTGATAATTTACTTCTTGGTTGTGTCGTCCCAATACCAACAAGACCACTATCATAATAAATATTATTTTCTGTCTTTGTCCAGTGACCTTCTTGAATATCATCTATTTGTGATTGTACGTTTGTAGAAATATCATCTATTTGTGATTGTACGTTTGTAGAAATACCATCTATTTGTGATTGTACATTTGAAGAAATATCATCTATTTGTGATTGTACATTTGAAGAAATATCATCTATTTGTGATTGTACGTTTGTAGAAATACCATCTATTTGTGATTGTACATTTGAAGAAATATCATCTATTTGTGATTGTACGTTTGTAGAAATACCATCTAAATAATTCAATTCAGTATTTGATATTGAAGAACTAATAATATGTCCTGATATATCTGAAATTAATACTCTATTTGGTTCTATACTGGTGGTTCCTAGTTGTGCGTATTTATCTGTTAATAGTGTTTCATTCTCATATATAGTGGTAGCGTTTACATTACCATCTCTGTCAACACTAAATACTTCATTACTATTAAATTTTTTTATTTTAAGTATTTTAGTTCTGTCAATATCATTATTACCAAACCAATCATTTACATAACCTGGTGTTAAGCCACCACTACCACTTCTACCTAATTGACCACCGAAATTAGTTCCAAATGTCATTACTTTTCCATCACTTAATAAAACTACTGTATAAGCGCCCCCACAAGAAACTGCAACAGCGTTATCTATACCTGATACATCACCAGGATCTTCAGTACTTGTGTTTTCACCTATATCTCTACCTAATTGACCCACATTATTCTTTCCAAATGTCATTACTTTTCCATCACTTAATACAACTGCTGTATGTTTTTGACCACAAGAAACCGCGACCGCGTTATCTATACCTGATACTTCACCAGGATCTTCATCACTATCGTTTACACCTGTATTTCTACCTAATTGACCTTCTGAATTTGTTCCAAATGTCATTACTTTTCCATCACTTAATAAAACTGCTGTATAAGCGCCCCCACAAGAAACCGCAACCGCGTTATCTATACCTGATACATCACCAGGTTTTTCATC